CCGGTTGCCTTGCACCGCCACGCCGGGGCAGTTGCAGGCCGCCGGAATGGCGTTCCATACCGCACGGCGGATAAGCGGATAGTGTCCGCCCTCGCTGATAAAAACATTTTTCGGATATTTGTTTTTCAATTCATGGCATTGCGGGCGGCAATTTGCGGCGTTCGTCCTATAGTGGGTTAATAGCCCGTCGGCAATCAGCCTTTCAACCTGTCCACAGTCGGAACCGTTGGAAAAAAGCCACGCCTCAGGGAAACAGCCGCTTTCTCCGGCAAGCTTGAACGCGTCGTAAAGCCGGGGCCAAAGTGTCGGTTCTCCCCCGGTGACGCTAAAAACCATTTTGCGTCCGCTGTTTTTCACTGCGGAGCACACCTTTTCAACTGTAGAAAAATCCATGTCTCCGTGATCTGCCCTGAACTCGGCCTGTGAGCAATGGGCACAATTCATATTGCATTTTCCAGTGACAAAAAGGCCTACGCGCCATAGTGCAGACTTGTTTTCGTGGGCTATTTTTATGGTCTCTTTTTCCGCTGGAGGTATTGGAAACGGCTCCAAGTCACCCGCCAAAATTTGAGGCAGACAATCCATCTCGACAATCGCCCCGGCCCTGTGATGAACGCCATTCAGTCGAATGTCATGCCGTACTAAAAATTTCATTTTTAATAGCCTTTTAAAGAAAAAGGAGGCGGCGGCGCAATGCCGCCGCCTCCAAACCAAGGAGAGAGGATGTCTTAGGACGCGGAGGGGTTGTCGTAGAAGGTGAACGACTTCGGTCTCCTGACCACAACATCGACGTCCTGAAGGGCCGTCACGCGAATCGCGCCAGCCTTTTCAAGAGCCTCGATGTAGGGGTTGACCTGAAGGTCGAGACCTCCCCACATGCCTATCAGCAGATCGGCGAAGCGTCCGAATATGCACTCGCCAGCCGCCATCTGATTGCTGTTGATTACCCTGTATCCGTTGATGGTGCCGTCGTTCTCCATGAGCCATCCGAGCTGGCCCGTTGCCTTGACGGTGGTCTTGCATGTGCCGCGTAATCCCGCGCCCATCACATAGACGAAGTTTCCGTCGAGGGCGTTCGCCAGATCGACGGCGGTTTCCATCGCCACGAGCTTGGCCCATGTCGGAGTGTTCGCGGTGTCCCAGTGCCCGGAGTTAATGCCGGAGGTGAGGGTTATTCCGCGAGGCTGTCCGCCGGAGGCCGTTCCTTTGAGGGCCGCGAGGTCTATCGCCAGCGCAACCACCGCCGCTATGTCGTTCCTGACAATCTGCTCGGCGGAGGGCGCGGACTGCTTCAAGAGCGAGCGGGAAATGTCCCCATACGCGCCGACCGTCTTCGGAGACAGCGTTATCTGGTCGATTGTCGGATTGGACGCGGATGTTATTCCGGCGGACTCCGAGTTGAACCAGTAAGCGGTCATCGCTCCGGTCTGTCTCGGTATAGCCACATTGCCAACCAGTCCTGGCATCATGAACGCCCCGGCCTGCGCTATGACGGCCTTGTTCCTGAGTATGTCGATGAACATGTCGGGCCTGAGTTGCGCGGCTATCAGATTGGAACCGGCTCCTGTGGTCTGATTGAACGTGCGCTCCGCGCCCTCAAGTATCGCGTCGGGAGGGACGAACATTCCGCGCGCGTCCTTGCCTATCTTCTTGGCGAAAGCGTCCGAACATTCGCGCTCGAAGTCGGCCTTGACTCCGCTGTCCTTCACCTGTGAAAGTATGGCGCGGGCGAAACTGAATTTCCTGACCTCGGACTCGGACATGCCGATCTTGCTGTTCTGCATTGAGCGGGCCATGACCTGAGCGTCAAGGGCCAGCTTACGGAACGCATCGACGCTGGCCTTTTCAGCAACGGCTTTCTCGGCCTCGTTCTTCATGCCGCACTTTTCGCCTATGGCGCGGATTTCGGAAACCCTCGCGGCCTCCTGCTCGGACTCTTTTCTGAACTGCTCGCGGAGTTCGATCTCGGCGGCCTTGCGGGCCTCCTCCTTCATTTTTGCAATCTCTTCGGGTGTCATTTCTGAACCTCTTTCTTTTGAGTTGTTTTCTTCTTTATTTTCATTTTGGGCTTCGTCCTCTCCGGCATCATCGCCGCCGTCCGTATCCCCGTTTGCGCCGCCTACGTCATTCAGCGAGCGGCCAACCCCTACGCCGGGGTCAGCAGGCACGGCAACAATGGAAACCTCGTAGGGCATCCACCGCGTTATATTGTATGTCTCAAGCTCCTGCCCCGATTTGTTTTCGGACTCAAGAAGCTCGCGCTTGAAAACCTTGTAGCCGATTGAAACGTTGCGGCGAATGCCGTCAATGACATCCGTCCACACTTCATCAGCCTTTCTGTTCTTTGAAAAGCGCAATTGCGCCCAAAGACGCTTATCCTCTCCAAGCCACGCCTTTTCAACCACGCCTATTTGCTCCTGCCAGTTATGATCCGCCATGACCGCCGCGCCGTCGTTCATCCTTGAAAGGTCTATCGCGTCCGGGGCGTGGACTAAAATTTCCATCCCGAACCACCGCTCCACCGGAAGCTCAGAAGAGACGGGCATGGATATTGTCCGCTTCTCCTCGTCTATCGTGCGTCCGTCGTCTATCGCCAGCGAACGGCGGAGCTTCTCCGGCCTGCCTGCGGAAAATTTAGTTTTCGCTGTCTTTGTCATCGTCGAAAATCTCCTCTTTGCTTATAACAGATTTGTCAACCTGGGCGGGGATTTCTATTCCCGAAATTTTCAGCATGTCGCGCCATTCCTGAATCATTTCCACGACCTCCTCCGGGTCTCTCCCGGCGGCCTCTATGACCTCCTGCGGCGCGGCTATCATCATATCTATCGCCTCGCGGTGCGCCTTTATGTCCTTCAGGGGGTCCACCCAATCCCAGCGGCGCGGTTGAAAGCAAGGCTTGTTGAATTTACCAAAACGCGCCAGCGGTAAAAACGTCGTTCCCAGCATCAGAAAATTGGACAACCACTCCGCAAAAACTGGCTTGCAAAAGTGCTCGATAAAAAAGGCCTGATCCATCTTCCATCCGTCGCGCTCCGAAAGTGTCCCGGCGCGGAGGCTTGAAAAGTTCACGCCCTCAAGGTCGTTTGCAAAATCATTATAGGACACATCAAGCCCCGATGCGATTGACCGCATGATCACCTTGAGAAAACCCGGCAGATTCTGCCCGGGATGCGAGGGATTGAGTTGCTTGAACACCCAGCCGCGCGGCCCCTGCGAAAACTTGCCCGGCTCCATGTCCATCAGAAACTTGTCTTCTTCCTTCGCGTCAAATGTGAGTTTGCCAGTGGAGTTCGCGGGCCTCTCCCATATGCCCATTTGACAGGCCGCCACACGCGCGGCGATAAGCTCGGCCTCTCGGTAGCCCTGAGACATGTTCATGTCGAGGATTGCGGCGCAGGCCATGGGAAAGCCCCGCGCCTGCCCGATAAATTCCTCGTGGAAAAGATGAATGATTTCCGCCGCCGGAATGCGAATCCTGCTGGAGGCCGTCCCCCACGCATCCACATCTTGCAAAAAGTGATAGGCCACGCGCCGCCCCCATTCGTCGCGCTCAACGCCCATGACAATCTCATTCTGTCCCTGAGATTTTTTGATGTTATAACCGATGTCAAGAAGTGTCGCGTCTATGAGTTGCAACGAAAAATTCCACGCCCCAAAGCCAGGAATCATCCTAATTATGGCCTCGCCGTCCATCGCCATTGTCCTGTCCGCAAGCTCGCAGAAGGTCTCCCATGAGTGCCGACCGTCAACGGAAACGGAGCCATTGTAAAAACTGCCCCACGAATTCCATTGCTCCTCGATTATTGAATTCGCCACCTTGTCTTGCGAGCCGTCGGCGTTTCTAATTTTCATCCGCAATCTGATTCCGCTTTCGCCAAAGATGTTTTTTCGGCGCATGGACAGCCACTTGCGGTAATCCGAATTATTTTTCGACAGGTCGCGGCTTCTTAGTCTCAAAACTTCGAGGTTGGTTTTTATATCCTCGTTGGTTTTTATCGGAGACAAAACCCAGTCGCTTGTCGTCCTGTCCACCCTCGCCGCCGAAAACTTCCGCTCGCCAAAAATCTTTGAAAATAGTTTATTGATCATGGAGCATTAAACCTCGCGCAGTATGATTGATCGTTTATGCCCTGAAGCGAGGCCATTTCATTGTCCACTAGATCGGCGTAATGGCTCCGCATGTTCAAGAGTTCTTCGTGGGACATGTAGCGTATGGACTTGTCGCCGACCGCCACGGAAAGCTGGTTCTTGTCGGCGCGGCCCTCGATAACGCCGTCGATAAGGTCGAGTATTTTTTGATTCTTTGTTCGCCCGTCGCCGCTAGCGAGGGAGGGCATCATGTAGAAAAATCCGGCCTCCGAAACCACCCCGTCGGAATCAGTTATAACGTACCTATACCGGCCCTCGACATACGAAGTCGCGGCGGGAAATGTGATATATCCGCCGGACTCGTTTATGGAGATAACAGCCGTGCCACTGTTTGCCGTAAGCTTCGAGCCTGTGGCCGCCGCATACTTGGTCAACGTCCCGGCCTGTATGTGTGTTTGAAGCATAAAAACCCCCTTTATAACAAAAGGGGATTTGTCAACACAAATTATTTTTTCAGCGTCGCCATGAGTTCACAAACCCGCCGCTTTCCGCGCGGACTGGCTCCGGTTGACTGGAGTTATCCTGCTGTGAGTCGGCCCTGAAAAGAACTTCCGCCTTTTTGCGCCTGAACTCCGATATGTCAAGCTCGGATATTGCCACGTCCTCAAGGACAAGGTACATCATCGACACGTCAAAAAAGTCGTGCTTGCGACCCTCGTGGTCCCAATTTTTTCTCAAATGTCCCTCGCGGATGGAAGGCTTTTCGCGCACGGAAAGTAATTCCTCTATATAAGACTGTGAAAGTTTTTCTCGCGGCATAAGAAACCAATAATTGTTGGAAACGTCTTTTTGAAAATGCAGGTAATAAAGAAGCGCGTCCTGAAAGTCTCCCCGCCTGGCAAGTATCAATTTCGGCTGATTCTTCGACCATTGCCACGCCTTGCCGGAATCAAAGCCGCCTTTCCAACCGCCCTTATAACTGAACGCGCGCGGATTTGCCTGAACGAACGCTTCCACCTCCGGTTTCCGATGTCCGCCCTCGTCCACCATGCACATGGTTACTGGCAGTCCATTCCAGCCGCCGCGCAAGACATCGCCCAGCGTCTTTAGCGGCTCGTATGCCTGTCCGAGCAAATTTGCCTCTGACTTTCGAGCCGCCTCCACATCTTTTCTTTTTTCGTCGTCGAGGTCGATATACACAGCGTTGCCGTAGTCAAGTTGATATCGGTTGCTGTTAACATCCAACGCCCGTAACTCCCATCGCCAGCCGTCATCCTGAGTGTCAGCCGTGAGAAAAACAGCCTCTATGGTGTCGGGGTTTGGAGGTTCCGCGCAATGCTTGTATATAGCCTCGACTTCGTTCTCGTTGTCCCGGCGCGGCCTGAATGGAAGCCCCCTGACAGAGTTGTCGAAGTCCGTTTGATCTCGAAGATTGCCCGACCGGCCCGCTAGCAGTTGCTTTTCCGCGATAAACGACCACGAAAGACTTTCCCATTGTGAGGCCAGCACCCCCCACTGGAAACCCGTCCGGCGGCCTA